AAAGTAGGGCAACTTGCTCCACCACTATAATCTAATCGAGGAATGTCGAGTCTATCAGTTGTTTTTATGTAGCGTTTTACTGATGTGCCTTTGTTTATCATAGCACCCCAAATAAATAAACCATCCGTACCATTTGCAGTAACACTTAAACCACCATTGTCAGATAATATCCAATAAAAATACATATCCGTTGCAGTTGCCACACAACGATACCAACCATTCCCAACATCTGTCATTGAAAAACTATCAAATGGAGTTGAGGCGTTATCAGTTGCCACACCATTTGTAAGGTCAAAATCAATTCCAATACCACTACCATCATAATCAATTAAAACCAAATGGTCTAATTCTGCTGCTTTTGCATATATTGAAAAAGTATATAAACCACTTGATGGATTAAAAAACGGATTTCTTATGTGTCAATAATTACCACTTGAGCTTGGATATATCTTTGAAGCATCTTGTGTTCCTCTTGGACTTATCGTATCATTTGCTATTATAGTTGTATTACTTTTTGACCATTGACTTGAATAATCTTCTGAATACGTTATTAAATTCCAAGGAACTTCCTCAATATATCCGTCAGCGTTTACCCTTGTCCCAGTTGAAGCCCTTGTAAACGTAAAATCCCCAGCAGTCGTATTAGGTACTTCTGAATAGAGTTTATCTTCTCCATATCCACTCGGTATTTGTACAAAACTCGCTTTACTTATTACACTCATACTGGCACTTTACATCTTGCATAACCCCAAGCAGAACTAAGCGACATACTTATCGCGGCCCCACTATATAAACTATCGAATCTTTCTGTAAACGGTTGAATACTCCAAGACTTATTTAATACTAAAGCTAGGTCTTTATCTGTGTAAGTGGCCTTATTATAGTTCTCAAATATTGACATAATGTCTAGAGCGATTAAACAACATTCGTTTTGAACGTCTACCTCGTTAGATTCTGTATTAATCTCCGTTACATTATCGCATAAAAATATATCTAAAGAATAATCAATCCCGTTAAACCCGTTAGACGTAATATTCACTATATCATAAATAAGATAACTTCCTGTAACGTCCTTAGTTAAATCGACGTCGTATATATTACCTTTTAGAATAGTGTTTATTTGGGGATGTTCTGCCTTTATCCCCTCCATTATCGTCCTTATGTTTTTTATCGTTAAACTTTTCGACATATCTTTTTAGCTTCTCTTCTTTATTTACAGTATAAATTGGCTTCTCCATTGGGTGTCTTGTTCGGGATATACTACGTCTACTCCGCTAGGTGGATTTTTATATAGTGGATAATCGTTCTCGTTTTGTTTTAGATAGAGCTTTAATTTACGTCTATAAAAGTCGGCGTTATCTTTGTATATATTTTTAGCGACTACTAATTCTCCCTCGCTTAAAGGGCTAAAATTATCTCCCGAATGCGTACCCGCTCCCTTATTTCTTAATTTATAAGTCCCTATCCTAGTGTATTTGTGGCACACTTCCCATTTTAAAGAGTCTCGTAAATACTCCTTAATAAGTGTCTCGTTCAAAGTGCTAACACTATTATTTTTAATTTGTGCTAGTATTTCGTCAAAAAGTGCACTCCCTAATATTGGCCTTACAAACGTATTTTGAATACTATCTATTAGAGGCTTTAGGTATCCGTCGTCTACGTTGTAATGTAGTACGGTATTTTCTTTAATAAACGCGGGACTTACTATTAAAATCATTTTTTCTTTCTAACTATTTTTTGCTTCCATTGGTGGCGACAGTAAGGTATACTTACGTCTGTATTTGGCCTTCTATACCAACCTCCCCTAGCTAACCAAACGTCGGTAATATCTGCTATAGGACTAGGCTTCATATCATTTCGTAAAACGTCTATTTCTTTTTTAGTATATAGCTTCTTTTTTGCTACCATTTTTCTACAGAAATCTCTTGATCTTCCGCCTTCTTTTAATGATGGAGCGTCTGTTCGTAACTCGTATTTATATCTAACTTCGAATTCTGGGACGTCTATAGCTTTAGCTACTCGCTCTCCTTTATCTGTTAGGCCTATATCTGTTCCCTCTATTTCGATTAAGTCTGAAGTAGATAAGATATTAATAGAGCCTAAAAGTTCGTCGAAATTAAGGCCTAATAATTCAGATATACCCGTAGCCTTTATAAGTGGATTCGTTAATACTACTTTTAAGACTCTTTGAATTATACCTTGCTCCTTCGTAGCGAACTCCATAGGGCTTCCGTTTTTATCGTAGTCTATCTCAAAGCTATCTATAACCTCGTATTTGTCCTCAGATTCTCCGATATTATCGAATAGGTGGCTTATATCTTCGTCTTTATCAAAACAACTACACGCCGACATCTTCTCGGAGTCTATTTGCTTTAGTTTTCTTTGGGCCCAAGCGATACCTTCGTCGCCTCCCCAAGCTAACCACATTAAACGGCCGCACCCGTCGCCTAGTTTTTTCTTAGAGTTTTGTCTATGTCTCTCAAAGGCTGCCATACGAGCGATAGTTTCACGGCTCAAACTATCGCCATTAGCTAACATCGAGGCTCTTTTTTTTCCTACGGGCGTCCCGCAAGACCCCCATCCGTTTTTTTCCGCCCAATTTAGAGCCGTCTGTGCGTTTCTCCTGGCAGCTTTTGGGTAATCGTTATAAGTGTCAAATTTAGTAATAGCGTTAAACTCCTTAGAATTAAAATCCGAGATAGATAATCCTAGTCTATTTAAGAATTCGTCTAGGTCAAATACTACGCCTTGTAAAGCAAAGTCTTTTAAAGTATCTAATACCATAGATTTTCTATTTTCTAAGTTATCTACTTTTAATAAAAGCTCTACTATCCCGTCTACCATTTCTTTATCGTCCCTATTAAACTTATCTAATAGTTCGTCTGTTAGGTCTGAATGCTCACTACAGGGCATATACCAAGTAACGCCATCTATAATATGTTCGTGAGACCCGCTACATCCTAATTCCTTAGCTACTCTTTCGGCCTCTTCTTTAGTATCAAATAAGGGCTTACCGTCTTGCTCTATTTTAGCTAGGCTATTATCTTTTTTTTCGAATCTTTCTGCTATACTAAAACCCTCTGAAAGTAATTTAGAAGCCGCAGAATCTGAAAGCCTTAGAAACTCCATTAAAAAGGCCTTACCTTGACTAGGAGATAGTACGTTATTTTTAACTTGTTCTACGATTGCAAGGGCCGAAGCTATCTGAGCACCATTATAAGAGGCTTCTTTTTGCTCTTTCTCTTCGTCTATCTCTTCTACTTTCTCTACCGTAGGCTCATTTACTGCTTCGGGAGTTATAGGGTTAGAAGTAACTTCCTCTACTTCTACAGACTCCTCTACTAAATCTATACCCGTCTGCTCCTCTATCATTCCTCTAATTTCCTCTCTAGACATATTAGCTAGGATAATATCGCTAGTTAAATCTACAGTATCTATAGGTTTAAGAGGTACTATTTCTATATCCGTTTTCTGTATCTCGTAGAAAGCTAATTTTTTAATCGTTCTAAGGAGCGTATTTTGACGTTCTGCAATATAAGTATTAGTGAATATCTCATATGCTAAATCAAGCTCATTCCTAGCCCCTAGTTGGCCCTCTTCTTTTACACCGAATAAAATAGGATTAGTTACCCTGTGGCCTATAAAGATAGATTCTTTTACCCTGTTAGACATTTCTATATATCTATTGTGTAAGTCGTTACCGTTTAAGTTAGTAATCTCGCTTCCGTTCTCCTTAGTTGGGCTAAATAAGTGTACTATTTTAGTACCTGTAGCCTTACCGAACTTTTCCTGGAAGGCCTTTTCGAACTTTTCGGCTTCTTCTTTTGTCTCGGGTACTCCGTTATTATGTTGTATTAGCGTCCCGCCTACAAATCCATTCTTTACTTCGTTCAGCCAGTAATCGCCTATTTGAACGTCCGTCTTAATCTCAGCAAGTGAGCCAACATATACAGGCAAAGGATAATATTTTAGGTTAGGTCTGTAGTCGACGTGATAAATTACGCCTCTTTTTTGCTCGGGGTCTCTAGGGTTATACCTGTCTAGATACTGAATAGTAGGTTTAGAATTTCTAGTCCCCTTTTCAGTTATCCAATCGTCAGCGTATTTTATACTACCGTCTAGGCCCAATCTAATATTAGCAAAATCTAAGTGATGATATTGATTTCCTACCTTAGTCCTAATAACTTCTATAGCGTATCCGTTAAATAACTCGTAATCGAGCGTTAATCTTTTAGTTAATGACGTCCAATCTTCGTCTATATTGGCCTGTGATAGCCATTTCATAGACTCAATACACCCACCTTCTAGGCCATTACCTACAATATAGCCCACTTTCCCGTTAACTATAGCGTTATGAGTGCTCGAATCGTTGTATAGATCTATTAATTCAAAGGGGTATAAATTATCTACCCCGAAGTATACTAAATTCTGATTCTTTTTTTCTAGAAATTGGGGCACTTCAGCCGACGCAAATTCTGTTACTATTGGAAACTTATTCATATATGTAAGTATTTTGTTCGTCAGTAAACGAATATACAATTTCTTTAGGTTGTTTTAGCCTTAATATTCCTCTGTGGATTTCTATTCCCTCAGTACCGCCTAGGCTTGTAGCGTTAATTATTTTATAAGGATAATCCCCGTTATTAGGTAATTCTATTGTAGCGTTAGGAAGGTCTTGCGTCCCTTCTATTAATTCAAAAGCTACATACCTATCGTTTACCCCGTCGGGAGCTTCTAAAGTTACATTAACTTCGTACTCTGGGGCCTCTATAGACATAGTGTAATAAGTATTTTCTACCTCATTTGAGATATTGCAGTATATATAATTGGTAGCGTCCTTAGTAATTATGTCCATTTGATATTTTTAAAAAAAGCCCACCCCGTTAAGAAGTGGGCCCGTTACTATTTAGAGTTAGTTTCTCTTATGCTAGTGGGAAGGCTCCCTCTGTAACTTCTCTCATAGGCTCAAATTCTTGAGCTTGGAATGAAAGGCTATAGCCGTTTCTATCCCCTAGAGCAGTTCCACTACCCGCCTCGCCCGAAGTTAATCTAACTCCGTTTGTCTCTCCCATAAGCCAATATTTCCCGTTATTATCCTCGATAATAATAGTCATTTTGGCACGTGCTATCATTTTAACCTCATTTCTCTTCGCTTGTTCCATTTTATTAAGAACGTACGTAGCTGTTTGGTCAAAAAAGCTTGTTCCGTTTTGGTCGTTTACGGTTGGATTATCGTTGAATGTCGAAGCCGCACCTTGGGCAGAAGTACACTCGTACTTAAAGTACGCCATATCTGCCGCCGTATTGGTAATCGACGTCGCTTCGCCTGTTGCGTTGGTAGCTATTACCATATCGCTAGGCATATTCTCAATATAGAAGGCTTTAACTCCCCCGATACTG